TGCTGAAACTCAATTCTCGGAAGTGTTAAGGCTCTTCAATCGCCTCTTCCAGGGCACGCAGGTAAAGCCAATCTCGAAGATGACTCCCGACCGCAAGAAGCTAGTCGCCAAGTTTATCTCTGATTACTCCTTCGAGGACATTGAGCCGATGCTTCGCAAGGCACTCGATTCCGACCTTCTATCCGGGCGCAAGGATGGTGGATGCTATATCTCCTTCAACTGGCTCTTCAATCCAAAGAACTACGAGCCTCTGATGGAAGGAACGTTCGACAATCCAACCATCCAAGTCGGCAACAGAAAAGAAGCCTTCCAAGCCTCAGCAGAAGAAGACACCCAGCCCACCACCATCTGATGGCAGTCTGTCAATAGGCGAACGCTGGAAACTAGCCCAACAGTCACAGCAGTCAGCAGAAGCTACAGAGACAAGGTTAATCGTTCCATCATCTTGGGGCATATCGACAACCTCAAAAAGCATCCGCAAGACAAACAAGCCTTGCAGTCGCTCGAAAGATTCTATCGGGACGGAACTATTCAGCGTCTTGGCATCGAATGGACCCACCTGTGGAAGAGGAAACGAAAAACCTTCTCGACTTGGACGATAAGACACAAAACTATCTCCAGTCCATCCTCAGAGACTAAGTGCAAACATAAAGTGACAATTCAAAAATTCCAAAAGTTATGGACAAACAAGAATTAATAGACCGTCTCAACGGCAATTATCCAGAGTACACGCAAAAGCCTCAGCAGAAGAAGGTGCAGCGTGAAGGTCAGTTGCAGATAGCCTGTGTACGATGGTTTCGACTACAGTACCCAGCTTTCTCCACACTCCTCTTCCATCCCAAGAACGAGGCAGACGGTGCTACCAGTGGCAAGAAGCTTGCCATCAATGCAGCATCGGGCGTGGTCCCAGGCGTTCCCGACTCATCCTTGCTCTCCCTTCCATGAAGGATGGCAAGACAGGCATCATCTACGAGAACCCAGAAGTTTACTTCGGCTTGGGCATCGAACTTAAGTATGGCAAGACCAACAATCAGTCTGCCAATCAGAAACGCTTTCAGGGCTATTGGCAGTGCGCTGGCTACAAGTACGCATCTGTCGTTCCCTCGAAGACTTCATCGAAGTGGTCAAGGCTTACATGCAAGCAGCCGAAGCCAACGCCTTCGAGAAAGTTCGCTCCTATCACCTCATCAATGATGATACTGAGCACAACAAGCAGGTATTAAACAAAATCATTAAAAACAAAAAGTAATATGGAAATCGGATTTATCATCATCATGCTGTGCCTGGTTGTTATGGCCAGCACATTCATCTATCTAGTTTACCACCATGGCCATCGCTCATGCAAGAACTGCAAGTTCTTCCGTCCTACGGAAAACAGTAAGTATAGCGGAACATGCAACGGCTTCGGTCATCATCGCTTCCACTGGGAATGCTGTGGAGAATGGAAACGTAAGGCAACCAACCAAGAGGATGAACTTTAAAATCATGCATCTATGGGCAATTACATCAAACAAAGCCTGATGCAGCCAACACCATCAGTTGCTAATCAGGAGAAAATGAGGATGTGCAAGTTCTGTGTACATAGCCACATCAGCGACCTCGGCTACAATCATTGCTGGAAGTCAGATAGTGTTACGTATAATGGAGATTCGCCTACAGGCATCTGTAGCGCATATAGGGATAAGAGAATATGGGAGCCTTATTATTTCTCTGGTCTCATGTCACACTACAGGGGAAACATCTGTTGGGCAAGACCAGTGTATAACTCTCCCAAAAAGGGCAAGAGCCGTATTTTCAAATACGAAGTCATCGACCCGATAGCCTCAACAATAGCAACCCTCTTGCCCAAGGAGTTCGCCAAGGAATACATTCCAGCCACTCCTGGCTCCAAACCTCCACATACGATGAAGGAGTATGAGAAATTTGACACTTATTGCTTCGGTGGCTACGACCCACAGCTAACCGAGAACCAAGAGGCAAGAAATTACAATGAAGCCCACTGGCAGGAAATCCTAGCCCAGGAAGCAATCAAAGAACAATTAAAACAAGAAGCAATATGAAGAAAAGATATTTTTACGTAGTCGCATCATTCATGCGCAAAGACATAGCCAACACATGGCGTAAGGTTGACTTTACCATCATGAAAGATGATGGCTCAGCATTGTTCCCTCTCATGGAGGCTATCAAGGCGATTAATGAAGGATATTCAGAGATAGCTGACCCTGCAACCATCCAGTTTGACAGCTGCATAGAAATCAGCAAGGAAGACTTTGAGGCTTTCAACAGACTCAATAATTTAGTTAAAGTGAACTAAGTAGCGATAGTAGTTGCCCCCCACATCGCCACCGTTCCCAGCGATTCCATCGCTGGTCTCACAAAAAGAATATAAGCGTATGACAAAGGAAGAATATGAAGAAATGCGTAACACCATCGACTCCGTAGGCAAATACTTCAATTCCATCGAAGAGTTAACCAAGGTCAGAGACCTTGTAGAAGAAGTCGATGCATCAAACAACATGGCTATACTAGAAAGCCCTGTAAAGCTGGATATATCCCTCCAGGGAATATGCCGTGTTGCAAACGAAGACATCACCAATTATCTCGATGCAGAAACAATCCTCTACATCAGAAATGCCATCCTCCGAAGATTAAATAGCCGTATCGCATTCTTCGAATATCAGATAGAAAACATTAATTACACCAAACGTAAAACAAAGAAAAAATAGCGTATGAAGATTCATTTATGGAAATGCTCATGTTGTTGCGCAGCAGATGAGCATGAAACAGGATGTTATCCTCGTTCCTCATTCAAGCCGAAGCCAGAGCTTCCGGCTGGAACAATACTCACAGTCAAGGAGAAATGGCAAAACTTCTACGGAAAATACTACCGCTGCTATCTCCCAGACGAAATGAAGGACAAAGGATATTCCATCCCTTACTACGACATTCCTGCCGACAAAGCAGAAGTAATAGAACTTTAATCAATTATCGTATGGACAGAATACAGAACGAAATCAGTAAGCTTCGTCATGAGCAGAATTTGCACGAAAGACTGCAAGCTGCCCAACTTCGACAGATAAAGCGTGAGCACGATGGCCTCCACAAGTGGATAACCATCACCCCACGCCTCAAACTCCTCTGCCGAATAGACGAGCAAGGCAACCTCCTCCCAAAGGAGCTAGACCGCATTAAGAAAGTTAAACAAACATTAGGTATCAAATAACATTTAAAAATTAATTATTATGAACGCAGAAGCATTAAAGAAGTACATCGGTACAAAAGAGGTTATGGCTGCACCTATGGATGAAGCAACCGCAGTGGCTAAAGGTTTTGCTCGCAAGAACGAGGATAACCATGAATGGAGATCAGGTTTCCATGTTCTCTACAACAATCCGGATGGCAGCACCTACGATTCCTGGTCACCTGCTGATGTCTTCAACCAGTCTTACAAGGTTGCAGACGATTTCTATGACCGTCTCAACATTGAGCTCAACGATGTGACTGAGCGTTTTGTTAAGTTAGAAAAGTTCATGAACAAAGGGCTTACGGCTGTGTGTGAAAAGGTAGGCGATTATCAGGCATCTATCTTGTAGCTCAGTATCATGCAATGAAGATGTACAAAAGTTGCTTGGAAGAGCGCATCGAAGAGATTGAGAAACGTGAAGTGTGGAGAGGATAACATGAGTGAAGAATCAGCATTATCCTTTCGCAAGCTAGTTTCAGCTATGCGAACCACCGAAAAGGAGTATTGGGCGCACCGAGACAAGAAGATGCTTCGCCAATCCATCGAGTTAGAAAAGCGTGTCGATGATATTATCTTGAAGGCAGATGGCTCAGCCGTCCCTCAGAACGACAACGGCACATTCTTCTTCTGGTGGCAGAACTTAGAGCCTCAACCATCCAATACTTCCAGGAGAAGAAGAAGGCACAGCCCGACAAGGAGCTGGTCAACACCCTCTTCAAGACCATCAAGGAGAAAGAAGCCAAGCTAGATAAGATGCTCATCCGCCTCCAAGATGAGCAAATTAAGAAAGATGGCTACAGCATCCACTACAAAGTTATGGAGCGACTGCCAAGAGCACATCAAGCTCGCCCAGTCTTCAGTTCCATGGATGAGCAACTTGCCAATGTAGAGTTGGACGACCTCTACCGCCATCCCGACCCTCCTGCACTATGTATTTCATCTGCAAGAAATACCTTGGCAAAGACGGCAAACCTCTATCAGAAGAAGAGGTAGATAAAATTATAAATAACAATTTAAATTCTTAAGATTATGGAAAAGAAAACAGAAAGTTTAAAAGTTAAAGTAGACAAAGCCATTGCCGAAAAGATTATTGGCACAGGTAACGGTTCATCCCTTCGTTCTCGTACTGGATCATGGTTCGAGTGCAAGGTGCGCTATGAGAAGACTCAGGACGATGGTAGCGAGAAAATGGTAAACGAGCTGTACGTGGTCGATGCCCTATCCTTCACCGAGGCAGAAGCAAGCATCATTGACAACATGCAGGTCTATGTCTCTGGTGAGTTTAAGGTTGCCAACATCAACCCGACCAACTACAACGAGATTTTCTTCTCAGATATTGATGACGATGATTTATGGTTTAAGGCACGTTTGGCTTTCATCACCATTGATGATAAGAACGGTAAGGAGAAGCGTTCCTATGTCAACTACCTCATCCAAGCCAAGTGCATCGAGCGTGCAAAGCATTACGTTGACGAGGTTATGGGCAAAACCATGATTGACTATGAGTTGAAGAGCCTCAGCGAGACCAAGATTCTTGATGTCTTCGAGCATAAAGCATAAGTTGCGCAAGTTATCACTTCTGTTCCGCACAGAAGTGGTAACTTAGCCCACATTATTAATATATAATATAGTACAATATATGAAAAAGTTGAAACGTTTCATCATTTATCTCCGTCTCTGGTTCATCCGCAAGATGGGCTATACCCTCCCATCCCTCAGAGAAGCTACCAGCGTTGTGCCTGGAGAGTTCTACGACCTCTTCGGGCGCATTGTCCGAGCTGTACCTAACAAGGAATCAGCCTCACCACTGGCAAAAGGCAACTTTGAGTATGAGGAAGTACCAGAGCATTGCCTTAACTGCGATTTGTTCAAAGAGCACATTCCTTGCTCCTTCAATCATCGTATGCCCAACGGCTGCGATATTTGCGACAATCATCATTTCGAAATCATCTGCATCAACAGAGGTAACATCTAAAGCATAATGAATATGAAACAGCAGAAGTCAAATTACAAGCTCGACAAAAAGACTGGCCACCTTCTCGAAGTCCCTTCCAAGAAGCAAGTTCGTGAGCACGTAAAGAAGGTACGTGAGCAGACTAGCCAAGAGCCTCAGCAACCAATCACAGTGCATGAGACCCAAGCCGACAAGAATTTCAATAAGGTTCAGAAGGTTCTCGACCGAATGCACGCCAAGGCGAAGCTCCCCGACTTCCTTCACATGGCACGCAAGAAGTTCCTTTCCACCGTCTGCGTTATCAACACCCAGGCAAGCAGCGTAGCCTCCTCCCCGACAAGAAAGGGCGTTATGTCATGCTCTGCCACCGTAAGATGGCAAAGGTCTTCACTGCCGATGTCTGCCTTCTTGTAAAGATTCAGAAGTCCACCATTGAGAAGCATGAATTGGCACCAGGTGGAGAAGAGATAACGGAGCATTGGCAAGATGGTAGCTGGAGCATCGTCCCATGCAGAGTGGACAAGAGCAACTACACCACCATTCAGGAAGTCCGTCTTCGCCCATGGTTCTTTCTCCACCGCTATTGGTACGAGATAACCTTTGATGGCAGGGTAGAGCCAGCTATGATGCTGAATGATTACAACCTCAACCCTACCCTACGCAAGAAACATTTCTATGTCACCCGAGAATATGTAAAAGTACGTAACCAGGATGCCGAAAACGACTACTTCCGTTTCTGGCTCCACAAACCTACAGATTATGCAGAACGAGACTGAAATATTTATCCTCAACCGTCCACGCCCTCAAAAGCGTGGACTCACCCTCAACAAGAATGGGCGCATCACTCTGCGCTCATCCCCAATTAAACTTCTGGGATTGGAGCGAGGAGATAAGATTATCTTCTTATTCCACGACTCTCAGATGTACATTGTCAAGTCTTCCAGCCATAATCTTGCTATCCCTCTATATGGGCGCAAGTCTCAGCTTCACGGTTGCAGCGCCAGCACCGTCAAGGAACTCTTCAATCATATACCAGGCATTCCACCCGATACTCAGGAGATAGACTTGGTAGTCTCTGACCACCTCGAAAACATCATGATATGCAATGACATCATTCAGGCATTGGCAGTAGTCAATCGTGCCGACCCATCCCATTGCCGATAATTAAATATTAAACAATACACATTAAACATTAATAAAGATGCAACAATCAATCAGATACAAAGGTCTCAGCCTCACTCCTGATGAAATGGCAGTAGAGAACGGTGCGCTATCCTCTGTGGCAACCTAGAGCTGCACGATGGCGCATTGCGCCCTGCCATCGTATCGGGCACACCTCTATCTCAGCCCCTCACCGCTAATGGTGAGGTGGCTAAGATATTGTATGTTCACGAAACAGGTAGTTATCACCACCTCATAGCCATAGCCTCATCCTCCATTTATTGGTTCATGCAGGATGGCACGCTAGGCTCGTCCACCCCTATTAAGTCCTTCGACTACGAATCCACCGTGCTTTCTATCGATTCCATCGGCAACACCCTCATCATCGTGGCTACCGATGGCATCCACTATGCCATGTGGGAGAGCAACGGACAGTCCTCGTCCGATTACAGCTATAAGGGTCAGAAGCCACCATTCCTAGAACTTAGCTTTTTCTTCGACCCAAGAAATAAGCCAGAAGATTACGAACTTGGTGGAATTAATGCCAAGGGTAGCAAGGAAGGTTTCTACGATGCTTTCCAACAGACCACCTATAGCTGTGGCGATGTGTTCAACAAGGTGAATGGCAATTCCTTCACCTCGGGCGACCAAGTAGCCAATATCAAGGATGATAAGCAGTCCGATATTACCCAGAGCATCTATGCCCTGGTCAACCGCACAAACAATCTTATCGCCAAGCAAGGGCGTTTTTACGCCTCCTTCTTCATCCGCTATTGCTATCGCATGTTCGATGGCAGCATGATTATGCACTCCTCGCCTGTTTTCATCCCCATTCAGGTGCCAAACAGCTATTCCGTTTATTCTGCCAACATTGGCTTCCCTAGCGAAAACTACAAAAATCTTACCGTTACTGGTGCAGAAGTAGGTTGGGAAGATTCCGCTACTTTCAACAGAAAAGATGCCAAGGACAACGTTATCGAAGCCAGTATCTCCAAGTGTACCTTTATGTACCTTCCTCACAATGTCGCATTGTCCTATGCGCTCCAAGGAGATATTGACGAGTTGAAGCGATGGAAGGATATAATCAAGTCTATAGATATTTTCATCACGCCTCCTGTTACCAATGTCGATACGAGTGCCAAGATTAGCGTATTGGAAATGTGTCAACCTAATTATGTGCTAAATGGAGCAAACATAGAAGATTACCATTGGACTAGCAACAAAGGCAAAAGCTATGGAATGGTAAGTGTTCGCTTTCCAAAGAAGTCTGACGATGATTATAACAACCAACTTAGTTCTGCTGGCAATGGTGATTCTTCCGAGTCGAATGACCAAAACATTTCAGCCTTTTACAAGATATGCTCCCTGCCAATAGACAATCTTACCAAGGTCGCTAACAAGGAATTGCCTGTAGATAAGGCTGCTGTATACCAGGTTTCCCTCCAAGAGCAGATGCAGGACGATTACAAGACACACAATTTCCTCACAGCCAAGGGTAGCTATGTCTATAACCATCGGCTCAATCTGTTTGGAGTGCAAGAACATCTGATGTCTGGTTTCAGTCGCAAGGTCATGTTCCCGAAGGGCAACTACCTTCGTTCGGCAGGCAATTTCTATTCTCATCTTATCATCAAGAAAATAGTGACAGAGCTTCATACCACATCCGGCACAAAATATGTAGAGAATGTTTTAGAAGAAGATGTACTCGACCGCATAGAACCATTCATGCTTGCCAATCTGGTTAAGTTCTATCCCGATTCCAGGGCTAAGAAGATGGTTTTCTTCTGTTCTACGGTCGGTACCAGTGCCGATGTTATCTATGCCTTTCCGCTAAAAGAATGCGAAGAGTTGAATGGAGCTATGCACATGGGCAACTTCACCGAAGAGATAACGCCCTATATCGTCACCTCCTACGATTACTCTGTAGATGATGTAGTCGATATGAGCAACAAGATTTATACATCCGAGTCCGATAACGCCTTCTACTTCCCTCTGAACGGCATCAATACCGTGGGTATCGGCACGATCCAGGGCATAGCCTCAACCACAAGGGCACTCTCCCAAGGTCAGTTTGGTCAGTACCCTTTGATGGCATTCTCCACCGATGGCATCTGGGCGATGGAAGTTTCTTCCCAAGGCACCTATAGCAGCATCCACCCCATCAGTCGTGAGGTTTGCAGCAATCCGAAGTCCATCACCCAGCTAGACCAGTCCGTGCTCTTCGCCACCAATCGCTCCCTCAGTCGCATAGCTGAGTCACAAGTGGCTTCCATGTCCGATGTCTTGGATGGACCAGGCTTCAATATAGTGGGCAACCTTGGCAAGTTCCTCAACTTCTTCAATGATGCCGAAGGCGATGATGATACCATCAAAACCATCAAGCACAGATGCGCCAACTCATAGATTTCACCTCATCGCCAATCGACTTCTTTCAGCGTTGCCAGGTTATCTACGATTACAAGAACTCTCGCATTTTCTGCCTAGATGTCAGCCAACTGTCCAAGGAAGCCTCAGCCGATACCGTAGCCCTCTGCTATTCCATCAAGGATGAAGCCTGGAACACCTTCCTCATCAAGAACGTGCTCACAGCCCTCAACTCCTACCCTCACCCATACATTCAGTATCGAGACGGTAGCGTAATAGTTTTGGATAGCGGTTACGATTACGAGGATGATACCGAGTATCATGGCATCATAGTTACTCGTACCTTGAAGTTCGATGAGGAGAACGCTCCCGATGCCATCACAGGCTACATCCATTCCCTCACCTCTGGCACCGTGCCAGTCATGTGGCTGTATGGTAGCAACGATAACCAAAATTGGCATTACCTAGGTCGTCTAGGTGGCATGAAGTCCAGCTATATGTCCTCCCATAGCTATCGCTTCTTCCGTTTAGCCCTCTATCTTAAGATGAAGTCAATGAATCAGTACTTTGCCACTCGCCTCGAAGTTATCAGGCGTTTCAACAAGTTCTAGAAAAAAACAGAGCCTTCGCTTTTTCAGGAATCCATCCCGATTTAGCGAAGGCTCTTTCCATAAACACCCAAAATAATGAAGAAAAAGAATTGCCACCGTTCCAGGCGATTCCATCGCCTGGTCCCAAGTCGCCTCTCTTACGTAAAGCTAGGTCTTCTCAGCGTATAGTTATCCCGGCTCAGCAAGTCGCTCTTGATGTTGTTGTAGTCTGCCGTTGCGCTTTCGCCATACGTTCCTGCCTTGTCAGCGAACTGGTCCATCAGAAATTGGCTCATCACGTAGTCCACGATGTAGCGGTGGCAGTGGCTCTTCAAGGCATCCGTCACAGCCACGTTCCAGTTCGGAATCTCCAGTTTCAGCGTCACCGTCTCATAGATGTTTTCCTCCCTGTCCTTACCTGCTTTGTTCACGGTAGCGGTCGTTTCGCTCTCCTCACCATCAATGATGGTGGTCACTACCTCCGTCCACGTACCGTTTTTGTTGTCAGTATAGGCATACTTTCTTGTGCCCTTCACCAGTCGCTCCAAATTATTGTTGTCCTCCACTCTACCAGTGGTCAGATAACGCTGAGCTGCCAGCTTGATGTTACCTATGGCTTCCGTCACGGCACGATTGATGATACTGCGAGTCTCGTCACTGTCTGGGCTTTCGATGTTGGCTCTGATGTCCTTCTGGGCTTCGTCCACCATTCCCTGGCTCACTACATAGCATCTTGCAAGCACATCATTACATACCTGCTCCATGCCAAAATTCAATGTAATCAATTTTCTATCCATAATTGCAATTATTTGTTTTGATGAAAAATTATCTTAGTTCGTAAGGTGGTCTGCCTCCGCTCCAGTCCACATAGTCTTGGTGGAAATGCTGCGAAACAAAATCAGGATTTCGCTCAGAGCCTTTTAGCCCTCTCCGCTCATCCTTTACCTCGTCCTCTTTTCGAGCCTCAGCATCCAATGAATTGCCTTCCTTGACCGCTCCATCGGCACCTCTAGCCTCAGCGTTCAGAGCATTTTGAGTTTTGCCCTCATCATCCTCACCTCTCGCTATAGTACCAGGAGAAGCAACGTTCTTGCCTACATTGTCCGAAGTTCTGGTTTCAGCAGATTGGGCATTCATCTGTTTATCTGAATCATCCTCCACTCTCATTGAAGTAGAAGAACGATTGCTGTCCTTTCCTGCTTCATCTTCTTTTCTCTCGGAAGCAGAAGAGGATGAAGCATTCTTTGCAACACCATCCACAGCCCTTCTCTCTGTAGGCGAAAAATTGCTATTCTTTTCAACCTCATCCCCTACTCTAGCAACAGCATCCACAGCCGAAGAACCATCTTTCACGGTATCGTCAGCAGTTCTTTCAGCCTCAGCAAAGCTAAAGTCCTTCTTTAGCAAAACCTCCTTGATGGCTTCTAGGTCGCTCGCTCCCATGCTAGCATAGTCAGTATGGTTCATGTCTGGGAAGTCGCTCAGCCATCCTGCTATGATAGCATGTACCAGATAGTTCTGTATTTGGTTGGTCAGCACACCGCTCAATCTAGGTGGCCAAGATGCTAAGGTCTTGATGGTGATTGTGAAATCATCAGCCAGTGCCTGTAGGTCAAACTGCTGTGTGGTCGAAGAAGAGAATCTTGCCAAGAAGTTCTCTAGGTCGGTTATTGCTTCCCTATAGTAGATGTCCAGCTTCGCTTCCTCGCCATCACTCGCCCAGACGGTCTGAAAGTCCACCTCAGGGTTATGCTGCGCAATGGTGGCAGATAGTCCCTCTACCACGCCCATCACGCTCTTCTTCACTATTTTTATCGTTATTGTCTTCATACGCTCATTTCTTTCTGTGCCATAGCCAAATCAACAAACCAATCACTGCTACTACGAGGGTCCAAATCATCTTGGCGGTATACTTCCCCAGGGTGATATACTTTTGCTCTGCCTTGGTCAGTTCTCGGCTTAACACCTGTATGGAGTCCTGCTTTAACCGAATCAAGCTATCCTTCTGCACTATCAAGAATTGGTATTTATCCACCTCCTTGCTCATGGTGAAGATGGAATCCTGTAGCTTCGTCACCTCCTTAGTGTCCCTGTTGGTTACTGTAGAGTGCCAGCTTTCCGTTTTGATAGGCTTTCCGTTCTGGTCTACCGTGGTCGAAGTGCTATCCTTGGTATGGGTCGTTTCAGTCGAGGATGATGTATATTCCCGATTCTGGTATCTAGCCATCTGTTCGAAGGCTGAGATAAACCGCTCCTGCCAACTGGCATCCAAGCCCTTGCTCACGGTGTTGTCCGTGATATAGTGCTCCTGTGTCGCGGTCTTCGTCTTGCAGCTCGTCAGGAAGAGCATCGAGAAATAAGCTACCCACACCAGCAAATAAATAATAAAGTGCTTTGTTGTTTTCATAAGCCTTGGTGTTATGAGATATTGAGTGCTCGCTTGGACTTCTTCAAATACTCCTCGCATTTGTCTAATCCTTTGTAACCACCGTTAATTTTCCGTCTGATTGCCTTAAGATTATCCTCGTCTGCCAATTTATTGCAGCCGAAGGTATCAAATATCCACATCGAAGAACGTGTGGCACCAAGAGGCTGCTCCAACAACTCAGGCTGTTCCACTACATCATAGCCACAATATCCGGCATACTTACTGTAGTTGGCTCTTCCTGTTATCTGAATAAGCCCCCTGCCCTTATACCTCACCCCATCACCCTTATGGGTATTGCCCAAGTCTTTTCGCCCCTCATACGCCTTTCCGCCGGCTATCTCCTTGGTATATCTCAGTTCACCACTCTCATGCGCTATCTGAGCCAAGTAGTGCGCCCACCTCAAAGGCGTGTTGATTTCAAATTCCTGAGCATACTTATTCAGGTATGGCAGAAACTTCTCTGCCCTCTTTCCTGCATTAGGCATCGCCATCAGCAGCTGCTCCAATCTGATTTCCTTCATTTCCATTTTCCTTGTTGTTTTTATATTCTTGGTATCTCTTGAACATTGGCATTTTCTCCACGAAGCCCAGGGTCAGCGCATAATAGCAATAGTCCACTAGCCTGTACCAAGGCGAATCTGGCACCAGCATTCGTTTCAGATTCTTCAAGATGTTTGTAGTGAAGAGATAGGTCGCGGCTATGCACACCCACTTCACGCAAAACAGAGCCTCAGCATCCGAATGCAAGAAGTGACCGATGATAAACAGTGCAGCCACCGTCACGAAAAACACCGCACAGCAAACGAAGAACATGCCGAATTTCTTCCAGCTCCATTCCTCACCGTTAAACACCGCTGCCACGATGCCAAGCACCAGGTTCAGCCCGAACAATACCATCATGGCAATCATAAAATCTCTGATGGGTACTAGCAGACTCAGAAAAGTCCATATCGTCCCAAATAAGTAACCTCGAATATCATTCATTTTCTTTTCCATTTATCCGTCCCCACTCCGTTATGGAAACGATGCAAATTTAAGCCATCATTCCCGATTATCAGTGATAAGTTCCGCAACTTCATACGAAAAAAGAGAACACAAGCCCTTTTTCCTTAGCCTGCATTCTCTTCTTCTGATAGTTTTCTTTTATATATCTTTAGTCATTATGGAATTTCCCACAAACTCAACATTCAACACTCAACATTCAACATTTCAATGATTAAAGTACCCCCAAGCCTTACAATGCCCATAAGGGTTATCATCGTCTCTCAGCCAGTTCACAGCCAAGTCCACCATTTTATCCATCAGCTGCTCCTCGCTATCATCGGCAAACCATTTCTTCATCAGGTTGTAGTTGTCCGAATACACCATGTTCAGCACCACGCAAAGTCCCATTGGTTGTAAGGGCGAATCTCGTCCTTCACCGTCTCATATATTTCCTGCGTCTTCGCCATGGTATAGTAAGGAGCACGATGCTCTACCTCCTTGTCATCCTCAAACACCATCTTCTTGATTTGAGCCTCAGCGAAGAAGTCATTGAAGTGTCCGTTGCCCACTACCCCATAGATGTCCTTATACAGTAGCAAGAGGTCTTCATCCGTTGCGTGCATAGCCACGAATTTGCCGATTATCTTTGTCACCTGCACCATCTGCTCAGGTGTGGCATCGCTCTGATATTTTGTGATAAGTTCTACTAAGTTCATATCATTCATTCTTTTGTGATTTGACGAATTTGAAAATCTCATCCAGCTTGCTTTCCATCTGGTTGAGCCTTTCGTTTGTTTTCTGTTGGTCACGAAACGTTGTGTCCAGTTCTGAGAGGAGATTATCACAGTCCTTTACGGTCTGCTCAAAATCAGGCATCTTTCTTAGGATGTCGTTAGCTTGGTTCTTCAATGCGTTCACCTCGTTAATGATGTTCTCCTTGCAACAGGAGATTACCAGGGTGTCGCTGTATGCTGTTTGCTCAGTATCTACCACCGAATAGATGGACTGCTTGCCATCCTCGGTTTGCACATTCACCTTCACGTTCCTCGCCCCATAGTTCGGCATTCCCGGCATAGCAGCCATTACGTTCGGCTTGCCATTCTCAAAGTCAGGGCAAGGATTGCTCGTTACCTTGCCTTGCTTAAATTTTCTGCTGGCTCTATCAAATAGATAGACTGGGAATCCAGCCTTCAAGTCTCTGAATATCATAATCTCTGAATATTTATCGTTTTAAGTATATGGGAGAGGAAGGAAAACATCCTGTCCCCTCCCACCAAATGATTCAGAGTAGGGAGTAAGCATCCGCCAACTCCTAACTCCTAACTTCTAACTCTTAACTGAGCGTTACGGTCAGACTGTCAAATATGCTCAGGCCTCTAGCTTTCCGCATACCACATCGTTAGCCTTTTGCGTCCGTCCTACACTGGCGATGGTCACAGCCGTTGGTAGGGCTGTCTGCCCTTGGAAGGCTGCAATCCATTTTTCCGTGTAAATCAATGGCTGTGCTCTCATCACGTTTCTGTTGCCCACTACAGGCGAAATGATGCTGATAGTCGCCACGATAGGAACGAATACCGTTGTACCGTTCAGGATAGCTGCTCATAACTGTAGGTTATGCTAGCCTGTGGCTGCACGTTGCCGTTCACGCAATAAGGTCTGCAAAGCTTCTCATTGTAAGTAGCTAAGACTGAAACTTGGTTGGCTACCAATGCTGTAGTAGCCAAGCCCACTGGAGAAATCTTGTTCATACCACTACGCTTCTGTTTCATTCTTTACTCTTTTTTACTGATAGCCACCTGCTACACCTGCGCCACATCCGCAACCGCCATTCATCAGATTGGCAAAGTAGATGTTCTGCTGCAACTGAGAGTTCTTAAACTTCAAGTCCTGAATCTCGTTGGCTTGCTCCTGACTCCAATGCCCTGTCAAGGTGTCAATAATACGCTGGGTGTTGTTCTCACCTGCACGGATGACGTCACACTTGTCTTGCTGCATCTGGAAACCGAGATTCGAAGCAGCTCTTTCTATACCAGTGTTGGTATAGCTAAAGCCCTGCTGCATCTGGTTAACGATGTCCTTCTGACCAAGCTGGTTATCATACCCCATCTTGATGATGTTCTGCTGAGTCTGGCAGCAGCAATCCTTCAACGCTATTGTCATCTGCAAGTTACCCTGCGAAATGGCGTTGATTACTCGCTCTGCCGAGAATCCAACCTGACCGCCAAGCTGCTGGATGCCAGCCTGAATGCCACAGATAGAGTTCTGCAAGGCGTTGAAGTCACAGTTCAGATTGCTTGCCAACATCTTAAGGTCGTTACCATTACCCTGGATGGCACCCATCAGCAAGTTGCTGTTCTGGTTGTCTGCCATCTGGTTGCGCAAACTCTCGATTTGGCTCTGAATCTCCGCACGCTGCACATCTGCGCCATTGTCACGGTTGTTCCAGTCTGCACCATACATATAGCGCATCATGCCCATCATCATCATGTAGGCAAACGGATTGTTCCACATATCGGCATCGTCACGGTCTCGCAACATAGCCGCCATTGCCAAAGGATTGCCGTCACGATTTGCCATCGCTCCAAGCAAACCACCCATCATTGCATCGTTGCAACAAGATGTTGTTTTAATTACTTCTTCTGCCATAATTCCTAAAGAAATAAAAGTTGTACATTTTGTTTATTCACACATGTAACCGATTACGTGTGCAAAGATACGAGTAACTGGCAATTTCTTTAATAACTCTATCAAAAATTCTTTTATCAACTGATTATCAACGTTTTAACATGACATAGACCCATATCAAAACCATCGTATATATATTTTCGCAAGATATTGTATATAATTTAAGGCAAAAATTGTATGTTTTAGAGCATAAAAAAGAGAGAAGCAATCTCTCGCCTCTCTCCTTTTCTACTTGTTTCTTTTCAGTCTTTTCTTGATAAACTCCCGAACGTCCCATTTCTTGAAGAAATGAGAATGGTCCCCAGCGTTCCCCACGCTCTCCAGTTCCCCATCAGCGATAGCCCTTCTTAGAGTAGATTCGCTGATATGCGCCTCTTTCTTCACCTGCCCGGCAGTCATATAAGGATTCAGCATGAATGGAATCTGTTCACAAAGATTGTCCAAATCATCATCGCTCATGCCGCAAGCCGTAACCTTCTCCCCATTCTTCTGCTGCTCTGCAGCCTTGAAGCAAGCATCGCTCATCGCCTTCAACGCATTTCCCAGGGTCTCATAATTCAACATTTTTTCATAATTCTCCAATTTTCTCCGTTATTCTCCAAAAATCTCTGTTATTCTCTTATTATCTCCAGCAATCTCTATCATGAGAAGAATTTTCTACCTATCCTCGTCTTATTAATGACCATATCAGAAAAGCCATAGAGATAAAACATACCAGTTACAATCATAACTGTATAGCAGGAGTCCACCATGTCCTTGGTAGTATACCAATTCCATTCCACGATATGGGCAGCATTCACGCCGAAGAAATAGAAGAAAGGAATACGATACCACCAGCACAAAAAGAAAAATCTACTAGCCAGAATTGTCACCATCGGAAGAATATAAACCATAAAATAAATGAAGAGATAACATGGCAAATTTTCTTCGTGAGGAACAAACATTTCTTTGGGATGCTGAGAAAAGTCCCAGATACCATAAGCGTGAAAGAACATAAGGCTTAGAGGCATATACTTGCAGTACCACCGGAAGAACTTTAAGATTCTTCTGGAATATCTGTTGCCATGCTTCATAAGCATACCCATCAGCTCAGTAACATCTACGTCCTTTATCAACCGTTGGACTTCGGCTTCTTGTTCTTGTGTCATAGAAAAACCTCCTTTTGTCTATAGTTAATTGTACTTACGTCCTTATAAAATTAAAATCTGCGGCAAATTTACAACTTTTGCTCAAACCAATTCATTTTGAGCAAAATTTTAAAGTTAAACTTTACTAATATAACAATCTGTAAGCAACAATCACAAATACATCATATATAAAATAAGGTGTAGCCCCATTACGAGTTACACCTTAATTATATATTATATCCACTTGATGATGGTATCACCATGATAACCTTTCTTCCAAACAAACCAAGCATAGCTTACTGCGCTACCTCCTCCGTCCTTCATCCTCTGAAACTCCCCATTCTTGGCGCAAAGCACTCTTCGTGAGAATTGAAGAACGTACTGAGGTGGATGCTTGCTAAATAGCTCATCATACCTCTTTTGTCCTTCTAGAAAAGTAGTCTTCAAGAACATGACACAAAGACCATCATCAGGAAGAAGCTCCAAGCTGTGCTTAATGAAATCCAGGGCATACTTGTATGGCGGATTGGTGAGGATGCAAGTACAATCGTTCGGCAGTTCGGTAGTTTCCAAGAAATCTCTTACTCCCCCATAGCCTCTGTCCACAAGGTCGGTGGAGATTACTTCATGCCCGAAGTCCATCAGTCGGTCAGATAAGCACCCTGTACCACAAGCACACTCCCAAATCTTACGAGGAAGTTGTATAACTGTCACCAGTTTATCAATGGCTATAGGGTCAGTAGCGTAAAAGTCATTACTCTCACGTTCCTTGTCCGTGTGGTTGGATGCTCCCAAAGTCACGAACATACTCTTTCTATTTCCTGTCCAATCCTTCATAGTTTATTCTCCCAACATTGAGTCTACCATGCCTTCAATGGCTTCATCTGTCATACTCTCCTTGATGGAGGTATCACCGCCAATCGATTTCATCAACATGCCTATCCAAGGATTATCACTTTCCATGGTGGAATGTATCTGCTCCTTGTAGGCATCATAAAGCTCGCCCGATTCCTTGAACTCCAAAAGAACCGTGCGCAAGGCTTTCACTACGTAATTATCCATCAGCAAGGGATTGTCCCTTGCCGATGATAGTTTGGTCAGAAGCACTGCCAGTGCTTCATGTAATTGTTTCTTCTTCATATTGTCTTGTTCTTTAATTTACAAAGTCGCGACTTGGAATATTACTCCCCATACTTTGGCTCCTCATACACCAAGTTATGCTCATCTACGTAAGCCTTAGCTTCTGGGTATGTGTCAAACTCTACTGCGGTGGTATTTACAGCTGGGAATACCTCAGCATTGTCACCTTCCTCTGTGAGAGGGAACACCATCTTGGTTCCCTCATGTACTACCTTATACTTCTTTGTTAACTTATTCATATCTTGTTTCCTTTCTTTACTTTAATGTTGGACTTATGATACCTTATGCAGGTGTGACGCTAATTGTAAATCCCTTATCTTGCAATGTAGCTACTGCTTCATCAGATGTTGATGTACGAGTACCGATAACACTTATGATCTTATATTCATAAGAGCTGCCCACCTCCAAAGAGGCTTGATTAATTAGCATTTTATCAATATCGTTATTGAGGTTGGCACCAGACATAGCTAAAACTTTATAGTTAGAAGGTCTATTACTCCAACTGTAGCCTGCTGAACTTCTTGTTAGATATACAAGACTTCCGTTCGGAGTAAGTTTTGATATGTCACCATGCAAGCCTTCTGCATTCTTGTTACCCCAAAATTTCAATGAAGTTGTTTTAGTAGTTAGTTGCATTAAGCCTAGAAATATCACCCTTTACATTCATGGCAGACAACTCTATTAGAGTTACGTTAGAGTTGTTTGGTAATTGGTCTATGTCAAAGACTTCTCCCCCGTTCCATGTGCTATTGTGATGCTAATAATCTCAGAATTTGTAAAATCAGAATACTTCCAATTACGTTTGTATTGCTGAGATTTAGTCTATTTTTACTTCTTGACAATGGAGTATCATATCCCTTGTTGGAAATATACAAGATGCTACAATTTTTCAGAAAACGACTATTCAAGTTCGGGAAGCTAAACCCTTCTTCTCCCCAAGTCTTGATTTCATATACTTGATTTTCTTCGCCTTCGTTTGAAAGAAATATTTTCCCAGTACCACTTACCAACTTAGCATTATCGTATGCAGTGTTAGAAATAGTAATATTTCCACAAGTTCTAATATTTACACCAGTATATGTCAACTCTAGATTTTTTGAAGAAACATTGTTAACTTCAATTATCAATTCTCCTAACTTAGGAAGGCTATCATTGTTAACCGTTCCCTTTAATTTAGTTACTAAACATTGTGCATTTTATATAAATTTTATTGTTTAACATTATAATTGAATGTACTATCCATGAAAGCGATTCTTTGCTCTAGCCATTTTTTGCACCTTTCCAGAGAATCAAAAAAGCCGTATTCTTGTGGATATGATGCGTATGTTTTGCTTCCATCACGATAAGAGACTATATTATTCCACTTCTCCATATTCTTTTTGACAGAATATGCTCCAAGCATATTTAACCAATCTTCAAGATATTTGATGATTGTATCTGTGGAAATAAAACCTTTATCTCTTAAGACTTTATACTTCGCAGATAATTCATCTTGGAACAAGTCAAATAGCATAGCGAAAGGTGTGCCAGTGGCTTTTTCTAACTCATCTGGCTTTATATTGTAAAACCCTCTCGCCTCACGACCGAAAACTGCATTGCAATCATAGAAGTTAAAACCGCATTTTCCACTATTATAAATAGTAAACACAGTATTTCTTCCCCAAAGACCATCATAATTTCCAATTGCATTGCTGACAAGGAAATATACAACAAGATTTTCATAATCAAACAACTCCTTGAACTTAGCCTTCTTCTCTTCTTCACTTGTTAAAGCGTTTATCGCAGGCATTGCATTGGAAAGTCTTACCAGTAACGATTTTGTGATGGCAGTATTCTTCATGTCCTTATTTGATTCATCATATTTTTCAGATGTTGAATCAATCAACTCTTTAGGATTATCACCATCATATTTTGAGCCATCCATACATATCAATGTCTTAGGATTTTTCAATTCAAACTTTGACCAGTCAATAGTTCCATTCCAAAATGTTTCAGATGTCAGTCTATCTGGGTCTATCATAATGCTGGTGTAGTCTTTCTTATTCATGGAATAGTTGGCACGATGCTTCTTCATGTTCCATGTATACATTCCATAGAACTCTCCATTAAGATGCAGAGATATAGGGAATCCATCAGGCATGCACTTGGCATTATCATCGAAATCAGCATTGAAATTACCACTAGCGTTTTGATAGCTAGTAGTTGCTGAGCAAAGAACTCTGTTTGCTCTTGTATCTGTTTTGCCAACTACATAGTCTGCGTATTTATATACTACATTGTTTAGACCACAGAATACATCGTCAGCATTAGCTTTCAAATGGAAACTATCTTGCGAAACCCAGTCACCAAATTTAATGGAAGTTCCATCCTTAAAGTCAAGAGACTGGCTTTTCTTAGCAAATTCATAGAAGTTTGTCCTTGTGCATTAAGGATGATATTTTTACGGAAATATATACCACTTCCCCAAAACTCCAATATGGCATCTTTGTTCTGTGTCTTTGAGGTAGCTAATGAGTCTGCAATGATATTGACTACAGCCACACCTCTTGGTATAGGAATAAAGATGTCCGTATTATCGCTAAAGTCCAATTTGTTCTCTAAGGTAAGTCCATACGCAGAGAGAGAATTAACGATGTCTTGGCATGCCGTTTGTGAAAGATTTGAGAAATGATTTACAGACATATTTTCCACTTTTTGCTTGTGTTCATACTTTGTGCCATCTTTCTCTCTATATCCTAGCAGCTTGTCATCAGCATCTGTTGTAATCTCGGTTCTGCTCAGGGTCTTCAATATGAGAAAACTCTTCTGGGATAGTCTCCGACTTGGCATTATGGATATAGTGGCTACCATCAGGATTTGTTGCAGAAAGAACTTTTCCTTCTGCATCTTGCTCAACTGCAAGATATTCCTCGTTATCCTGCAAAGAGAAAACGTCAAGGAGTTCTTTGAGGTTGGTGTCTATTGTACCTACTTCTCCTGTAATGATGCAAGGTCAGATTGAAGCTGAGAGATAACTTGCTTCAAGGCATTGACAGCATGGATTTCACCAATAATTACTCCGTCTCTTCTGATACCTAGCAGCACATGGTTATCTGCATCAAGCCAAACTGCGAAGAACTCTTCATTCTGCTCAACATGATACATTTCATTGAGAGGATAATATGGCTTACCAGAGTTTCTGTAGATTCCAAAGAGAAGTCTACCCTCAGAATCTATTACTGCATGGATGAACTCCTCATTTTCGATTACTCTAAAGCACTCCTTTACTTCATCTTCAATGAGAGTCTTACCTTCTTCTTTGTCTACCTTACCTTCCTGCAATGCTGCGATGCTTGCAGACAATTCTTTCTTGGCAGCATTAATAGCTTCAAGAATATCCGTCTTATCCTGCTGGCACTGGTTGATAATCTCTTGCAACTTGGCTCTGATTGGTGCAGGAATACCCTTGCTCCACTCAATGGAACCATCAAGCTGGATTCCAAACAAGAAGTGGTCTTCTGCATCTACTATTACCTTGATGAACTCTGGAGACTCAATTTCACGGAATGGAATGGCAAACTGGGAGACTACCTTGTCCTTTGAATCGCCGAACTCTTGGGCAATATTCTCCTTGTCGAACTTCTTAGCAAGCTCGGCATCAACACGCTTTTTCTCTTCTGTAAATTTTGTATCAACATCAGCAGTATTAGCCTTCTTTGCCAATGCCTCATTCACCACCTTTTGGCTAACTACATTCCTTGTGCTCACGCCCAACTCCTGAGCCACTTCCAGCAAAGTAGAGCATACCCAGCTGCTGCCATTCTCAGAATAAAGTACATTGATGCCCTGAGGAACAACAAGCCCCCCAAAGTTCTTATACGTACCAGCTACGGTCGCAAAATAATACATCTTGGCACCGATAACCTTAGCTGGCACAGTATCAAGACCTGCTACGCCCATATACGTAGCTCCTTTGATGAGTTTAAACTTCTCAATGATGCCAGTTATCAGCTCATCCCAGTAGCTATCCCTCTGGGCATTCACGCACCAAGTTCCCCTGTCCGCATTCCAGTAATGCGCCCAGCCATCAATAGCCACGTAGTCACCTTCCACGCCTCCCGAAGGAAACTTCTGGTTCACCTCGTATATACTGCCAAACTCCCCCTTGTAGTGAGGACTTGTTTTGTCTATATCATTAGCCATATCTTGTTAAATTTGTGATAATTGGTTATACTTCTCGCCCAGTTCACTCTCCTTCTTACTTATCAAGAAGATAGAGATGGCACGATAGATGAGATACTTCTTACACTCGTCAGTCAGGGCTAGGATGATTTTCTGGTCTGTCACCGTTTTCCCATCCTTTTCAAGCACATCCTTCACCTTTTGATAAGGAAGGTATGTAAATAGCTCCACTTCATGGTCATACACCTTGTTTGTAGGCATATCATGGTTAGCAGAATATCTTCCGGCAGTCCAGTACATCAGTACTCGCTTTCCTGTAGTAGCGAAACGGTTATCATGCCCTTCGGCTTCTGCGGTGTCCCCCTAGTCCATCGAGAGGCTTGCATCTGAGCCTCCTTGCTTCCTGGGTCCATCAAAGCCACCAACGAGGAAGACCAACTTTTCAGCCTCAGCTCCACCAGCCTCAGCCAATCATCAGGTATCACAAGGCTACCATGCCCATCAGTGTATTGTGTCTGAATGGCATCATAATCTTGCTTACCGCTTTCATTCAGCGAAACCACTACCCTTTGGGGCTGTAGCATCTGCGGTGGTGCTTGCAGCAATAGCTGCTGTGCTGCTGTCTCGATAGCTTGTTTCATTTCCTCGTCCGAATCATCGGCAAAGACATCATTCAGCTCATCGTGCTTCACCTCGTCCAACGCAAGCCTCATTTCCTTCACAAGGTCACTCATCAATGCTTCCATAGGCACTATTAACTATAAACTATTAACTAAAAAACTATTTCAACCCCAAGCTCCTTAGCCTTCTCCTTCACCTGCTCAGGTGATTTCAGTTTCCTTACATCCACCTTGTAGGACTTCTGGAGATAGTTCTTTGCCTTGGTGATATTCTCGAAGCGAAGGGCGTTATCGTCCATCAAGTCCATCGCTTTCCCTATTACCTCATCAAGAGCTTTCTTTGGCTCTGGTTCAGGTTCGCTCTCATCCTTGATGCGTCCAGCCTTGGTTAACGGATGCTTTCTGATGCAGTCAGCCACCTGTTTGTTGTCCGTGAGGTAAGAATAAGCATTGTTACTGCACCTCTCAAACTCCACGCTCTTCACAAGTCCGCTAGGCAGAGTCACCACAAAGATGAGCATACTGTTTGCTACAAATCTATACATATCTTTTGTGTTTATGGGTGAAGGGATAGCGAAGCCTAGTCCGAGGGCTATTGTTCCCATCTAGAGCCTCAACTATCCCCGAGTTTTGATATATGTTAGAAAACTATCAGTTCCCTTTGCGATGTTTAAGCTGCCTCCAAAATCTGCTCATCGGTCACACCGTCCTCTGTGAAGGTAGGGCGAGAAACACGAGCATGGGCATCTGGGAATGTCAGAACCCAACAGCTATACTCCTCCATTACCACACCTGCGGTGTTGCGAATCAGCAAGTCCTTGGCATTAAACTCTCTTCGTGTCCAAGTTCCGAATACATACTTGTCGAGATAACGAGCATCCAAGCAGAAGGCTCTACCGTCCATACCCCAACTATTGAAGGCATCGTGGCGATAGATGAGAATCTTAGTTCCCATGCTCTCAAACTTCTCGAAGTCGAGCTTCCATCCCTGGTAGTCCTTTTCGGTCTGTGTAATGATACGCTTGTTAGAGCGGAGGTTAGCAAATGCCTGATAAATCAGGTTGTCAACGAAGAGCAACTTGGTACGGCTGGAGTTACCTGCACCCTTCAACATGGATGCAATAAACTGGGTCAACTCCTTCTCGCTAATCACATATTCATATACCTGCTTCTTCTCAACATTTGTACCGCCAGAACCATCAGGAACGGTTACATCGGCTGTTACAGGAACTAGAGTGCCATCGGCTTGTCTAAACATCTTTGGCTCCCAGTGTCCAATCTGCAAATCCTTACCAGCTTCCCAGAAGATGCCACCCATGGTATAAACAAGACCTACATCCTTGCCACCATTCGACATAGAGCGATAGCCAAAAAGTCCGCTCAGCTCCTGCCCCTGGCGCATATCGTCCATAGCCATCTTCTCCTGGCGTGTGAAGTCCCACTGCACCTGGGTCTTGCTCATACGGTCGATAAGAGACTCCTCCACCTGCATGATGAATCGCTGGCAATACTGGAAGCTCTTGTCTGGCATAGAGTAGTAGCTGCCTGTCTCTACCTCTTTTTCACCTGCGGCTCTACCAAGGCGCATTACCACAGTGCCTACGGCAATATCCTCTGGAATGTCACGATTACCACGACTGTTGTTCTTCTTACCGTTCAGTGCATAGCAAGTTGGGTTTCCATCATTATCAACATCAGTAACACGCAACTGCAAAGGAATCAATGTGCTCCGGTCAGTACCATTGTCCTGATAGCCAAGACAGCTATTAATCATCAGGATGTCACCTACACCGAATACCGTAGGGTTCTCCACCTTCAAGGTCACAGAGCCACCACTTGTGGTTTTAGCCACCTTCTCCGTCAGCTTGGTTTTGATTGGTCGCTGACCGATGGAATAATACTCGATGCGGTTGCTGGTCACAGGAGTCATACGCTTCGATGCTCGAAGAATCTGGTCGATAGGACAACTCTCCAGCTTCATTTCCACCACGGTAGGGTTCACATGAGCCACATAGTAGTCCCAGTTGCTCATCTTCTCCTGCTGCTCTTGGCTTCCACCCTGCCACTTTGGACCCGTGCCACCAATACCTGGACCTTCTGTTGGACCCGTAGCACCACCGCCACCTTCACCTGCTGGAATATTAGGAGGAGTTTCTGCCATAGCATAAGAGCTGCCACCACTCAGAATCATGACGAAAATCGCCATCATGAATACAAACCATTTCTTAAACTGTTTCATAATCTACAATTTTTTAAACTATTAATTATTAACTATAAATTCTTAATTGATAAGAGCTACATTCCAACCATCTGGCTATACACCTGTTCGGTTCGGCTCTTCTCCTTTGGAAGAGAAGGAGCACCACCGCCACCATTGATATTGATGTTCCGCTTGCCACCCTGTCTTCCATCATGTAGCTGCTTCTGCTGGTCGATTTTCTCGTTCTTGCCACGCTTGTAGCCACGTTCCTCGGCATCAGCACAGCCTTGTCGAAGTCCTTGATTTGGAAGAGACGCAAGAAGTCAGCCTTCTTCAAGCCATACCGGGCAGCACGCCATACGAATCCATCATCATCGTGGTCTTCGCCATCATCGCTGCGCTTATACATCCACTCTATCAAGTCCTTGATAGCCTCGGGCTTAATCTTGGCTTCCTTCATGGCAGCATCAAGCTCCTTATCCTCTTGCTCCATGTTGGCTGCAAGAGTCTCCTTGCCCTTGGCTAGCTTCTCGCTCGCATCGAGTTTTTCCTTCTCGCTAGCCTTCAAGCGTTTCCTAGCCTCATCGTCACCATTGATGGCTTCTATGTAGTCCTGTCCTAGCTCGTCTATCAAGTAGTCGATAAGGTTGAAGTCGCCACCATCGGCATTTTTCTTTGTAATGAGACCTGTCACCAGCCCAGGCGCATGAGGATTTTCTTTCAGCATATTGTTGAAGTCGTCCATCCTTTTCTTGCTTTGGTCGTACTGGTCGTAATCGGTCGCAATTTGGTTATAAACAGCCTCATCATCGTCCATATTCAGGTCGGGATAACGCTGAGCAAGACGCTCTCTGAAAGAATCTCGCTTTGATTTAACATTCTGATTATCAATCGCTTCTTTTGCCATAAACGTTCGTTTTTAATATTTGTGTGCTAAATTAAGCAAAATTTCGCATTACTTTGTGATAAGTTCTGCATCTTGATGAATTAATTTTGTTGGCATGAAACATCTAAATTCCATATCCGAAATTTACCTTAAAAGAGACCAGGAAATGTTTCTGCTCTTTCGTAAGGCCAAGAGGATGGTAGAATATCCTACCACCATGGCTAAGATATGCGATTACATCGCCAAGATGCCAGCCTCTTGTTATTATCTCGCTGATAGCACAGCCTATCGGTATGTATGCAAACGCATCAAGGGGGAAAAGCCTAAGTTCGGCAAATACCAAGCATGAAGGAAAAGCTCTTCGAAGCCTTCTATCAGGATTTCTTGCGCCTCCGTCAGATGGAACAATACAAGGAATACAACACCAAGCATCTTGTGTATGTGTGCCTAGACCTCCCTGCACCCAACATGGGGATGGCTCCTCGCTACATACAGATGAAAATCAGCAATTATTTCCGCAATAAGAAAACATCATTCATCACTCGATAAAACTTTCATTCATCATGCGTACATTATATATAACTCTCCTCATCGTCCTCCTGATGCTTTCATCATTCCGCTGCACGCCAATCTTGCTGTGTCGCCATCCTCGACTCAATACTCCCATTTCGTTTACATGTTCGGTCATGCCAACTTCATCCATTGGGCTGTTAATGCCTGGTGCCTCCTCATGGTGCATCGTCAGTTTCGCATCCATCGTGTGCTGGCTTCGTGGCTTGCCTCCGTTGGTCTCTCCTTCCTTTATTATCCGTCCCTCCCAGTCTTGGGCGCATCGGTCATTATATCTTTCTTCATGGGTTTCACTGCTCCGTGGCTCTACAGGCGAAAACGCTTAGCCTTCTGGCAGATGCTCATCCTCCTAGTGATTGGATGCCTCCTCCCTCACATAGCTGGCATCTATCACCTCATCCTCTTCGCCCTAGCTTCATCTACGCCAAGGCAGAAGGATTCATTCGCAAATCTCAAAAACTCAACATTTAACATTCAACACTCAACATTAAAAATAAAAAATGCCAGTAGCAAAATCTTCATTAAAGGTACGACCTCAGCAGCAGATTTCCGAAAAGAAGCTCAAAGAATTTCTAGAGGAAGATAAGAGAAGGCTCACAAGCCTCCTCGCTAGCTATCGTCCCATTACTGGAGAAAACGCCCCTGGTCTTCGTTTCGAGTGTGTCATTGAGGATTTCTTAAAAGGCAAGAAGCTTTGGCTTCCGGTAGAAATGTTGAAGGAAAAGAAGTTCTGCGCCATCATCAAGTGCGGTTCCATCCAAGCCTTCTGCGAGAAGTACATGCCCGACCTCGATCAAGAGAAAGCACGTGATGCTGTCTTCCGCTATCTCATCCGTCTCCGCTGCAAGCACGATTTCTATTTCTTCGCCTACGCCTATGCCCGAATCAAGAACAAGGATGGTGGCAATGATATACCTTTTCTTCTTCGCAATGCCCAGATTAAGTTAGCCAAGGTCTTCGAGCAGTTGCGCCTTCATAGTCAGTACCGCTATATCCGTGTCATTCTCTTGAAGTGTCGCCAATGGGGTGGTTCTACCCTCACCGACATCTACATGGCATGGCTGCAAATCTTCTGGAAGACCAACTGGAACAGCAACATCGTGGGTCACCAGTCTTCTTCTGCTACCCAGGTGTTCGATATGTACGAGAAACTTATCAACGCCATCCCTACATGGCTCTTCTACGACATCGGGCAACCATTCAAACCTGATACTCGCAAGTTGAAGACTTCTGGCACCATTCAGAACATCAAGTACCTCATCCCTCGTTCCTGCAAGATTCAGACTGGTTCGGCTCGTAACCCTGAGTCCTGTCGTTCCGGTGATGCTGCCCTCGCACATATCACCGAGGAAGCCTTCTTCCCGAATACTACTGAGTGGACCCCGGCAAAGGTTATCAAGCTGCTTCTTCATCCATCCAGCCAGACCCTCTTACCTTCATTGTCCGTGAGTCCACCCCTAATGGTCGTGAAAACGAGTTCCATGATGCTTGGGTAGCTGCCAACTCCGTGGATAAGGATGGCAAACCTCTCTCTGCTTATACGCCTGTCTTCGTGGCATGGTTCGAGATTGAGAAATATGTACTCCCATTCGCCTCCGAGGATGAGCGTGCCGATTTCATCATCTGGCTGTGGAAGAATCGCAATGACGAGCAAGGTCATGGAAAGTATTATTGGTGGCTCTACGAGTGCAAGGGCGCTTCCTTCGAGGGCATCCATTGGTACATCGAGAAGTCCAAGGAGTATGAGACTCTTGACGATATGCGTCAGGAGTTCCCTTCCGATGACGTGGAAGCCTTCCTGTTCTCTGGTACTACTGTCTTCGACCCTTACAAGTTGAAGGAGATGGAAGAGGACTGCAAGGGTATCGAGCCTATCATGGTTGGCGACATCGAGGGCGATTCCTACGATGCAGCGACCCTGCTTGCATGAACAACATCCGTTTCGTGGAACGTGCTGGTGGACCTCTCAAAGTTTGGGCTGGACCCGACAACTCCGAGATTGTCAAGCATCGCTATGTTGTGTCCTGCGATATTGGTGGCTCTCACAAGACTTCCGATTTCTCCGACATCGTGGTGCTCGACCGCTACGATGAAATCTATGGTGGTGTTCCCGAGATTGTAGCCGAATGGCATGGTCACTGCGATGCCGACCAACTCGCCATGCGTTGCGCCCAGATTGCACATTTCTTTAATGATGCCTTCCTGGTTATCGAGAACAATACCGCTTACTCTCGTATGAACAATACCGAGGGCAACCAGTCTGAGCTGTTCTTCCCTATCCTCATCCCTCTCTACAGTAATCTGTATAGTGCGTCACAGTCCAAGTTGAAGAAGGTGAAGAACATAGAGACCAAATGGGGATTCAATACTAACAAGGCTACCAAGGTGGCAGTAGTGAAGACCATGGCACGCATCATCCGAGACGGTGGCTATATGGAGCGTGAGCTTGCAGCCATTGATGAATGCACCTACTTCCTCTATTACAAGCAGAACGACTGCTATGGTGCCATTGCTGGCAAGCACGATGACCGTGTGATGGCTAGAGCTATCGCCTCTACGTGGAAAAGGACATGCCAGCCCCAGAAATCATCCCATTCCGTTCTAAGTCCGACATAGAGCGAGAACGCCTCCGCAACCGCCCACCTGTAGTAGCCGAGCTGTCAGGCATAGGTGGTGGCAGCTAGCCCTCTCCCTGAGCCACCGTTCCAGCGATTCCATCGCCTGTCCATATAAATTAATAATTAAAAAATAAAAGAAAAATGAAAAAAGTTTATCAAAATCATCTTCGCAAGATGCTGATAGCCATCTACCAGCCAGTCATCACTCGTATCGAACTCTTCCGCTCCACTCGTATGTGGCAGAAGGGAGTGAAAGCCACCCTTGCTAAGTACAAGGAAGGTGGTGCGCCTCGCTTCTACATGCTCTACGACCAGTCGCACAAGGATTGGGCGATTATGACCTACGACCCCAATCGCAAGGGTATGCTCGCCTACCGTCGCCTGGTTCAGCTTGGCAAGTGGAAGGCTACACGCTACTTCAAGAACGTTGAAGACATCAAGCTGCATCCTTCTACTACACACCTTCCAAGTGGGGTGCCATCGGCTGCGATGCCGACAACAAGGTTAGAGCCAAGAAGTTGAAGAAGTGGCAAGACTATTACATGTATCGTGTTTCCGTTCCGATGGAAAAGCTACGTTCCTACAAGAAGAAATATGGTATAGCTTAAGCCCACACAAAACAAAAGGAAGAGAAAGCCATCACGGTCTCCTCTTCCTTATCTTTTTACCTTTAAACTAAAACCTAAAAACAATCTACTAACTAAAAACTTACGAGTTTATTATGATTCTAAGAACTTTCCTTTTATGTGCCCGATGATGGCAAAGTTGCCAAGTCATTTACACCATCGCTTGCATCTTTCAGGTGTGTTGCTGGCGTACCTGCCTGCTGTTGTCCTGCTCCTGCTGTAGGCATTTCGCCATTCGCTTGCTGCTGCGCTTGCATCGCCTGTAGCTTCTCTAGCTGTTCCTTGAAGTACTTCTTCATTCTGCTAGTACCAGGGAATTGTCCTACGGTCAGCATCGTATATGGGTCCATCTTACCGCTAACCATCATCTGCCAAGCCATATCGTTATTAGCATTTCTGATAAGTGGACTGTAAGCGTCCAAGTCGATGGAAACATCTAAATCCATATCCCTCATGGTCTCTGGATTGAAATGTGTCTCGAAATCGTCCCCTGTCAGTTTCACGCTGTCCGCTGAGGTGCAAAATTCCTGAATGAGGTACAGCTTTTTCTTGGCGATTCTCACCTTGAAGTTATTGAAGCTCTCCACGAAGTCCTGTATCGTGGTGGATGAACTTTCCCTTTCCAGTTGGTATTGCTTACCGCTAGTGTTGCGATGAACGCCTTGCAGAGCACCCTGCACGCCTGTACCCTCACTTGCCATGGTCTTGGCGAAGTTAACCATGAAGTCAACTCCTGCCGGAATACTCTTGTTGACCAAAGTCTGAGGTGGCTTGCCTCCGTTTTTGGAGTTCCACAAGATGATGCTATCTGTTTTGGTATAATTCACTTGCATTTCATCGATGCTTTGATTTTCGCTCAGAGCATTCTCATCCACAAGCATCGTACCCTTGGCACCATTCGCTACAATGAAGTTTATCATCATCATATAGTGGTTCAAGGTGCGTTGATTATTCTCAGCACGCATCGAGAAACTTCTTACCTCGCCATTCAGGCAAGGATAAGCCACGAAGGTATATGGCATGATGGAAGTTCTGAAACCGTCTCTCAGAACATAGTAAGGCGATTCCCTCGCATCCAGCAGATAGCCATTCGGAGTTAGGTATCTTCTGTACCAATAGGTCTCAACCTCATCCTTCATTTCGATGGTCTTAAGCTCTGATGGGTCCACATAATAGATAGGCTCACCGTTCTCATCGAGCACAGGCAGACCGTTCTCGTCCTTCATGATGTTGGCTTCCTCTAGCTTCCGCTTCTTCTCCTCGTAGAAAGCTCGTTGGTCGGGAGAGGCATATCCGCTAGTTCCTGCATCCCAGTCATGCACCCAGATGGCTGGTCTAGTCTCCTTCGTCCATATCTCCAATACCCTGTACTTGCCGATTACCGAAGAATGGGTGAAATCGTCTATCCCGGCATACTGCGCTTCACCATTCGGGTGATAAGTCTGCTCGGGAGCGAAATGATGCTGTGTCTGTAGATATATCTCGCTCAGTTTGTCCACCTCAGCCTTGCTTCCATCGGTGAAGGTGGCGATTATCTCTCGCCAAGTCAAATCGTGAGCCTCAGCGATAAATTCTATGTCGCTCAGGTCATACTTGAAGAAAGGTGGCAACGCTATCTTAAAGATGTCCACCATGTAGTCAAAGATGCCATTCTTTCCGTCCTTCCTGCCATAGTAGGTTTTCATGCCCACGAAGCGAAGACACAGAAGGCATAAAACATTCTGGCATCTAGCTCCTGTCGGTCGTTCAAGTTGTCGTTCTGCCGAAGGTATTCATTGAAGAAATTGATATAGTCCTCCTCGTTGGGGTCTACGGCACTGCAAGAGGCTGTACTGCGCTGCTGGCGCACAAGTCCTACGAGAGAAAGCAGCTTGTCACCTATCACATCATATTCCAGTATAGGCATACCCTTCATTTCCATATACTGACGGATGCTTATCTTTCTGCCGTTCCACTCTATCAGTCTTCCAGCTGTCTGCCCATCACGAAGTCCTGCGCTCGCTTCCACTTCTTTCTCAGCTCTGCGCCATCATGGAAGTATTGGCAAGCCCATTCTATCAGCCGAAGGTTGCTGTCCGTCTGGGCAAACCGCTCCCTGCTCACTCCCTCCAGGGAGTCAGGTCCAGGCTCGGCATAGTTCGAAATATCATTTATAACACGATTATCTGGCATAATTCTTAATTTTTCGCCAAAAATACCGCCTTTTTCTCACTTCTTAGTGATAAGTTGCGCAACTTAACATTACTTTCTCATATTTTCCCCTTATTTTTGTTCCGCAATTCTTTTAAATGTAGAATTTCTAATATATTAGATAGTATGAGTAAATCAATCAATGTTCACGAAGCCTGTATCATCACCAAGGATGATAAAGGCAACCTCTCCCTGGTAGGCAAGGCGAAAGAAGCCCTCACCACCTTGAAGAAGAATAAGGTTTCCGTCTGCATTCTTCTCTGTGACAACAAGAAGGAGGATGTAGAGAAGTTCCTTAACAATAATAACGTGCCTTTCGCCTCTCTCAATACCAAGGAAGAGACCGATAAGGATGGCAACACCAAGCATGTTGACCCACCAAAGGCAGATGTAACCATCATGCCAAGCTCCAAGGTTATCACCCTTCGAGACGATTGGCAGTGGTGCTTGGATGATATTGCCCACCGTCTTTGGGGAGAAAAAAGAAAGAAGCACCCAAGAGTGAACAGCAGAGCATGGACGAAGCCATGAAGCGTTACATAGATTGGGCGAAGCCTAAGAAGCAGAAGCCAACAGACCCACTCAGATAGGTTAATCATCGCTCCAACATCTTCAAAATACGATTTTCATTTTTTATTAAAAATATATTTGGAATTTAGAATTTTACGACTATCAAAAAGGGACTCGCTGTGAAGCAAGTCCCTTTTATTATATACCGGGCTACGAGTAAGCCTCGTCACTTTTTTTATGCCGGGCTAAAAGAAAAATCGAACACAAAATCA